GGTGGGTCAAAGAGATTATAGCAGGAAGATGGGATACGCGGGAGACGTCTCTCCGGATTCTGAGAGCCGCCAAGTCGAACGGCGTGCGGATCATCGGGATCGAGAAAGGCTCCTTACGTAACGCTGTGATGCCCTACCTCAAGGAGCAGATGCAGCGACTCAACTACTTCCCGCGCGTGCAGGATTGCACCCACGGCAACCAACTGAAAACCGAGCGGGTTGTGTGGGCGCTGCAAGGACGGATGGAGCACGGAAGGATCTCGCTTCCATCTGAGGACAGCCAATGGAAGGCCGAGTTCTTGGATGAGTTGCGGAACTTTCCCTCCAAGCAGGTTCACGATGACATGCTGGACGCCCTGAGTTACATCGACCAAGTTCAGACCGTGAGCTTCAGTGAGTACGAAGACAATAGCGAGTATCAGCCCTACGACACCGTTACAGGATACTAATGGCCGCCAAACCTACAGTCGATCTAGAAGCGATGCGCCCGATGATTATCGAGTCCGAGAAGGACGAGGTAAAGTCGGAAGCAACGACGCCTGACGAGAAGGCCGTCGAATGGCTGAATACCCACCTGACCAAGTGGCGCAGCAACCGCGACACCAATTACAAGGACAAGTGGGAAGAGTATGACCGGCTGTGGCGCGGCGTGTGGGCGGCCTCCGACAAGGAGCGCCAGTCCGAGCGCAGCAAGTTCATCAGCCCCGCAATCGCGCAGGCCGTCGAATCCGCCGTTGCTGAGCTTGAAGAAGTTTCATTCGGACGAGGAAAGGCGTTCGTCCTTGAGAACGCCGACGAATCGCTTACCGATGAGTCTGTCGTCCGGATGGAGTCGCAACTGGACGATGACCTCCGCAGAGTGCATGCCCGAGTAGCCATGAGTGCAGCGGCTACCAACGCAGCCGTGTATGGTACGGGCATCCTTGAGATCCAGAAGACCAGCTACATCATCCGTACCCCCGCCGTCAAGCCTGACGCTGTGGACCCCACCGAGAACGTGTCGTACGGCACGATGGACGAAGACCGCGAGATGTTCCTGTGGCATCCCGTCCAACCCTACAACTTCCTGATTGATCCCGAGGCTTCCTCCATCGAAGATGCCTTGGGCGTTGCCATTGAGGAGCGCGTCTCCCGCCACATCGTCGAGATGGGCATGGAGAATGGCACCTACAAAGAGGTGGATCTGGACGAAGCAGCCCCAATCTCCAGCGACGACGACAAGGACAAGACCCTCACCACGCAAGAAGGTGGTGATTCGGTCAAGCTCACCCGCTACTACGGCCTGATGCCACGCGAGTTCCTGTTCCCCGAGGATGAGACTGAGAACCTTGTGGAGACGGAAGTCGAGGATGAGGACTACATCGAGGTGTGCGCCGTCATCCTAAATGACCGCCACATCCTAAAGCTGGAAGAAACCACGTACATGATGAAGGAACGGCCCGTTGTGGCGTTCCAGTGGGACATCGTACCCAATCGTTTTTGGGGTCGGGGTATCGTGGAGAAGGGCTACAACAGCCAGAAAGCCCACGACGCGATCTTAAGAGCACGGTTCGACAGCCTTGCGCTGACGGTCCACCCCATGATTGGTGTGGATTCCAGCCGTATGCCCCGTGGTTTCAAGCTGGTTGTGTCGCCGGGACGTACCATTCCGACCAACGGACGTCCGTCTGAGATTTTTGAACCCTTCAAGATCGGGCAGGTTGACCAAAACCTGTATCAAGAAGCCCCCATCTTGGAGAAAATGGTGTTCCAAGCTACCGGCGCTGCTGATATGAGTGGTGTTGGAGCGGCAGTAAGTGGTGAAGCCAAGGCTGGAGCGGTGTCGATGGCGCTCAGCGCGGTCATCAAGCGGTTCAAACGGACCCTGATGAACTTCCATGAGCAGCTTTTCACCCCCGCACTGCGCAAAACGCTGCATATGTACATGCAATACAGTCCGGAACTGTACCCACCGTCAGCGGTTGAGGTTCGTCCGGCCTCTAGCATGGGCGTTATCGCCCGCGAGTACGAGCAACAGCAGCTTATCAGCCTGCTTCAGACGATGCAGCCCGATTCTCCCGCGTATGCGGCGATTCTGACAGGCATCGTTGACAATTCCAACCTCCCCAACCGGGCGGCTATCAACCAAATGATCCTGCAAGGTGCCTCGCCTAACCCCGAGGTCTTGCAGATGCAGCAAGAGCAGGCACAAGAAGCTCATCAACTCGCTATGCGTAAGCAATTGGCCGAGATTGCCCTCATTGAATCACAAGCGGGCCTCAATCTTGCACGCACCGAGTACGAGATTCGCTACAAGCCGCAGATCGAGATGGTCAATGCGATGGCTGAGGCTCGTCCGGACAAGGAAGGTGATCGTCAGTTCGATAAGTTGACCAAGGTTGCCGATCTGGCAATCAAGGAGAAGGCAGTTGACGCAAAGAACCGCGACATCGCCTCCAACGAACGGATCGCCACAATGCAGACGCGCGCCGCACTGATGCGCGGAAGGACAAATGGCTGAATACCTGAAGGATCCTAAGCTAGAACAGCAGTACCGTGACGTTTTTGCGACGACTGACACTCCCGGCTGGGAGATCATCGTCACCGAGATAAAAGATTTGGCCGGACCGCTTGAGAACATCCGAACGGTTCGAGACTTGGACGATCTACGCTTCCGACAAGGGATGCTTAACATCTTGGATCGCCTCACCTCGTACCGCGAGGTGGTAAGGGCCGATTACGATGCGCTACTTGAGGAAGAAGCGAAGGGAGAGCCGGATGAGAGTTTTTGATTTCACCTGTCCTAACGGGCATACGCATGAGCGCTTCGTCGCCAACGGCACAACCGAAGTGGAATGCGAAACCTGCGGACAAAAGGCTGCAAAGATCATTGGCACGCCCGCCATTAAGCTCGAAGGATGGAGCGGAAGCTTCCCCGGAGCAGCGATGAAATGGGAACGGGACCATGAACGACGCGGCAGAACTAAAGCCCCTGAATAGGAGAAGCGATAATGAGTGCGACCATCATTGAACAGAACGACCCCGTAGCTGATGCTGACGATCTCGATACAGGTAACTCTATCGAGGCAACCGAGAAAGAATCCGTAGCCCAACACAGCGAAGACGAGATCCCGGAGAAGTACAAAGGGAAATCGGTAGCCGAAATCGTGCGCATGCACGCTGAGGCAGAAAAGCTGCTGGGCAAGCAGGGTCAAGAGCTAGGTGAACTACGCCGCGCTGCGGACGAGTACATCAAGCGCACGCTCAAGGGTGACAATCCGCAACCGAACAACCCGGAAGAAAAGGTTGAAGAGGTAGATTTCTTTGCAGACCCCCAAAAGGCGGTCAAGAGTATGATCGAACGCGATCCCCGGATCAAGAACGCAGCGGAAGCTGCGGAGCAGTTCCGGAGGGAAACCGCGCTACGCACTCTGATGCAAAAGCATCCCGACGCACTGGAAGTGGCGCAATCTGAGGACTTCCAGAAGTGGGTTGGGGAATCAAAGACCCGTGTCAAGTTGTACGCACAGGCCGATCAGCAGTTCGACTATGACGCAGCGGAGGAGCTTATCGGCACCTTCAAAGCGATCAAGGGGAGCACGTCTTCCAAGGCGGCTGAACCGGCAGTGAAGCCCAACAAGAACGACGGGAAGGTGGTTCCGCGCCCTGTGTCTGGAGGCGGCGATACTCCTCCGAGTTCCGCTAAAATCTACCGACGCGCCGACATTATCAAACTTCGACAAACTGATCCAAAGCGATACTTCGATATGGCCGAAGAGATTGAACTGGCCTATCGGGAGAAGCGGGTCAAATAACCTAAGGAGCTTTAAAAATGGCCGCATGGGATGGTGCAAATAGTCAAGGTAAGACCCAGCTTGACTCGTTCGTTCCGGAACTTTGGAGTGACGAGATTATCGCCAGCTACCAGAAGAATCTGGTGATGGCGGGGCTGGTTAAGAAGATGTCGATGAAGGGCAAGAAGGGTGATAAGATCAATATCCCGACCCCGACTCGTGGTTCTGCGTCCGCCAAAGCGGCTGGTGCTGGTGTTACCCTCATTCAGAACGTCGAGGGCACCACGCCGGTCACGGTTGACCAGCACTGGGAGTATTCGCGCCTCATCGAAGACTTCGCTGAAGTGCAAGCGCTGGCAACCTTCCGCTCGTTCTACACGGAAGATGCTGGCTACGCTCTGGCAACCAAGGTTGACACCACGCTGATCCAGCGTGCGCGTTCGACCAACGGCGGTGCGGGCACGGCGGCTTACGCCAACGCCTACATCGGTGGTGATGGTACGACTGCCTACAACTCGGGCACGCCCAACGCCTCGGCTCTGACGGACGCGGCTATCCGCCGCACCATCCAGCGCCTTGACGACGCGGACGTTCCGGGTGAGGGTCGGTTCTTCCTGATCCCCCCGTCGAGCGCCAATACCCTGCGTGGTCTTGCCCGGTTTACCGAGCAAGCGTTCGTGGGTTCGGGCGACTCGATCCGCACGGGTGAGATCGGTAATCTGTACGGCGTGCCGGTGTTCGTTTCGACGAACTGCGACACGGCGACGGGTTCCGCTCGTATCGCCCTGCTGGGCCACCGCGATGCCATCGTGCTCGTCGAGCAGCTTGCTCCGCGAGTCCAGACCCAGTACAAGCAGGAGTATCTTGCTACGCTGATGACCGCCGATACCATCTTCGGTACGGCTGAACTCCGCGACGGCTCGCTGATCCCGCTGGCTGTGCCTGCGTAAGCTTGAGGGGGAGGGGCTTCGGCCTCTCCCCACTCTTGTATGGCAACCGCAACCAACATCCGTTTACTACGACGCCAAGAGTTTGAAGAGGGCGTCTACATTCGTATCCAAGTATATCAGTTCACGCTGAACACTGCAAGCGTAGGTGGTAATAGCTACCAAGAAGACACCGCGACTATACCGGGACTTCTAGTAGGCAAGGATCTAGTACTTGGGTGGGCACACGCTAGCGAACCCATCCATGATTTGATGCAAGAGTTGCATGTAGGAGCGGCAGACACCCTCCACATCCTCTCGCATAACTCAAGTGGTAGCCCGATTGATCCGGGCGAAACGATCTACCGAGTAGTAATAGCCCGCCTCAACGTCTAAGGAGACACACATGAATGCACTCACGACTGGCTGGAACGACGCGGCGCTCTACAATGAGCGTGTGTTTGAATGCGTTGCGTCCGGCACGCAGATCACGGTTGCAGCTAACAACCCGGTGGACGTCCGCGCGTTCCTTGACGCGGTTGCCGCTGGTGCCTACACTGAGGTGACTCCGTAATGGCCCGCTTCCGATTCATTGCTAACCCCAACGTCGTCCTTGAGTTCAAGGAAGAGGTTGACATTCGTGGTATGCGTATGCATCCTGAGTACGAAGAACTGGATGCTAAGGACAAAGTTATCAGCGCTCCTAAGAGCGACCAACGTCCTGCGTGGGACATTCCCATGCGTGCTCACGGCCCTCGTCCTTCCATCAAGTAAGGAGTTGTAATGCCTGATATCTATCCGTACGGGCGAGATGCGCCGGAAGGCACTTACTTCGCGGAACGTCGCGGCGGCTTTGACCGTGGCGAAGGTGGTCCGGGAGAAGAGTGGGATCCGGGTTCAGCTAACAATTCTGCTGCGGCTGCTGCTGCGGCGGAACTCGCTCGCATGTGGGCTTCTGCCCCGTTTGGCACTGAGCCTGATACGGAGAACTGGCCGGGGATGTACTCGGCCTTTCACTATGCAACTGTAGCGCAGAACCTCATTGATGATGCCTTCCCTCCGGGAACGGGCACCAATGGGTATTACCTCGTAGCCGACGACACCATGCCTTCGGGTGTGAAGTGGGCGGCTGCGCCTCTTTTCTCTGACGTCGCTTCCGGCATGGTGCCGGGATCGGGCGGTGGTACAACCAACTTCCTCCGTGCCGATGGTACTTGGGCGTCCCCTGCCGCTATGGGCGGCGGGGCGTGGGGTACCATCACTGGCGACATCGCGGATCAGCTTGATTTGCAAACGGAACTGAGTGGCAAGGCGTCATCTGCTCGTACCATTACAGCAGGCACGGGTCTTACGGGCGGTGGAGATCTGACGGGTGATCGTTCGCTTGCCTTCGATACCACATGGGGGGATGCTCGTTACGCGCAGTTGGTCGGAGGTGGCTATCTACCGCTGAGTGGCGGCACGATGACTGGCGCGATCAAGCTTGCACCCGGACATCTGACCACGAGTCATTCCCTGATCCCCGATGATACGGGATGGGTAAAGGTCAAAGGAAACGCAGTAGCAGGCAACTCACTTAGCTTTGCCATCGAGCCCAACTATCCGTACTCTGCCTCTGAGTTCCAAGCGCGCTCACATGATTCAGAAGTACAAAGCGGCTGGGATGGGGGCGGCTTCAGTATGAGCATGTCTGCCAATACTGGCGGTGCGTTTCTGCACTGTAACAAGTATGGCTCTGGCTCGTACACTAACTACCGTAACATCTACATTGGATGGGGTCCGGGAACCGGCCTCGTGTCCAATGGCACGGCTATGGTGTTTTTCACCAACGGTACTACTGGTGTCTTCGAGGGCGCTACCATTGGTGCAAATGGCAAAGATTCTATTCCGGGTGTCGCGCTACGTATCCAAGGCGGGCTCAATGTTGTAGGTTCGATCTATCAGAACGGGGTAGCATTCTCTCCGGGTGCTACCGATCTGTCGTACACAGCGGCTACGCGCGTCCTCGCATCGAGTACAGGTGCAGATGCAACGCTACCGCTATTCTCTAGTTCCGATGCAGGACTAACGCCTGCCTCCGGTGGTGGGACCACGAACTTCCTGCGCGCTGATGGCACGTGGGCAGCCCCTCCCGGTGGTTCGGGAGCTACGGACCTGACATACACAGCTTCGACTCGTCTGCTTGAGTCGAGCACAGGTACGGACGTGACCCTACCGCTCGTATCGTCCACGGATGCTGGCCTAGCGCCCGCGTCAGGTGGCGGCACATCCAACTTCTTGCGGGCTGACGGTACATGGGCCGCGCCCTCTGGCGGAGCTTCTGCACTGGATGACCTGTCAGATGTGGTAATCACTACCCCGTCTACGGGCCAAGTGCTTAAGTACAACGGTACCAACTGGGTCAATGACACAGACGCGACTGGTTCTGGCGCGACTGATCTTACTTATACAGCATCCACCCGCTTGCTGGAATCCAGCACGGGTACTGACGTCACGCTTCCACTGGTGTCGTCCACCGATGCTGGTCTTGCACCGGCTTCTGGCGGTGGTACTACAAACTTCCTGAGGGCGGACGGAACTTGGGCAGCGCCGAGTGGTAGCGGTTCGCCGGGTGGCGCAAACACGCAGATCCAGTTCAATGATTCTAGTGCCTTTGGTGGCGATGCTGATTTCACGTGGAACAAGACCACTAACCTCCTGACGGTGAACGGCGGCGGTATTTCGCTGACTGGCAATGGCTCGCGCTTTGCGTTGGTCACGTCGAACGGTACCGACGGTGGCGGCTTTACGTCCAATACCACTAACGCCACTGCGATTCTCAATGGATTCCCATCTGGAACGGGCACAGCCAGTGCTATCCGCTTGTTCAATTCCTCTACTCCGAATTGGGCGACTGGAGTTAGCTATGCGCAGTTTGTAAACGACACAACCTACACGTACTTGGACTCAGTGCATTCGGGAGGTGGATCTAACGCCTTGCCGATGATCTTCCGCACGACAACGGGTGGAACCACGGCGGCTCGCGCATGCTTGTTCCATAACGGCAACTGGCGATTCGAGAGCGGTGGAAACGTAACTGTAGACCCAAGCGTGTCCTTCTATGTACACGGTCCCGCGCAGTTCGGCAACGCTGCTGCATCGACAATAGGCATCGGGAAAACCGCCTCATCCTCATGGAATGCCGTTAATGCACTGGAACTCGGGCAGGGTGGAAGTTTGTGGTCTAACAACGCTGCCACCAACTGCGGCATTGCCGCAAATATCCGCTTTCTGACAACTACCGGGTGGACGTACGTCACCACAGCAGCGGGCTCGACGGCGTATTGCTCCGCTGGAGATTGGATCTTTTCTTCGGCAGCTTCGGGCACGGCAGGTACAGCAGCCACGGTAACTGAGAGATTCCGCATCGTCGGCTCCAGTACTCCCCGGATGCAAGCGGACTTCAGCAATGCCACGCTGGCGAATCGCATGGCGTTCCAGAGTAGCACGACCAACGGCAACACGTGGGTATACGCCACGCCTAATGGCACGGCGACTGGCTCTGGATTCTTCGCCGCCAATGGGGCGCTTGGTGCCAACACCGAATACTTCGGGATGTATGCCGGCTCAACTGAGCACCGGCTAGAGTCCTCCGGATTCGGTACGGGAACGGCACGCCCCATCCGTGTCATCGTGGGAGGCTCTACTTACGCGACGTCGTTCTTTGCAACCAACGGCAACGTCAACATCGGTGCCATCGGCGCTACTGATCCCGGCGTCAAACTATACGTGGATGGTGCGACGACCGTTGCCGGGAACCTCGTGGTCACTGGCGCGTCGATCCCGCAAAACTCGCAAAGCGCTGCGTACACGCTGGTAGCAGCAGACGCGAACAAGCACATCCTGCACCCGTCTGCGGATACCACGGCTCGTACGTTCACGATCCCGGCCAACTCGTCAGTGCCGTACACTATCGGTACAGCGCTTACGTTTGTTAATCAGAACGGGGCTGGTGTGGTTACGATTGCAATCACTACAGACACGATGCGCTTGGCGGGTACGGGTACGACAGGCTCGCGCACGCTGGCAGCGAACGGTGTAGCCACTGCTCTTAAGATCACGGCTACGGAGTGGATCATCTCTGGTACAGGACTAACGTAATGCGGTCTGGTCGTAGATACTGGCGGTACACATTTGATGCGCGTAGCGAATCGGGGCTGATCCTACCCGGACGGCCCACGATTGGCGCGCAACAGATGTTGATGGGCTTCAACTCTGCCGTGTCGTCTAACGCCAATACGCGACTGTTGTTGAATGGCAATGGTG